TTACAAACACTTTTTACGTTTCTTTGATTTTGTAATCTGCTCGGTGCGTACTCCATTAGATTTATGATATTTTTCTCTCCAGTTTTCAACAGATATCCCTTCTTTATCAGCTAATTCTTTAATTTTATCATCAACAATTGTTGATATAATAGCTCCAGGCCTTAAATATTGATACTGATTTAATTTTTTCAAAGCCCAAATATCTCTCCATGAGTCTATTTTTACAGCCATGGATTTCCAACGTGATGTGTCCATTATTTATTATTGTAGTAGATTATAACTATTATGACAACCAATGCAACTACAAATATTTCTTGCCATAACATCTCATTAAATAACTCAATCATTTTAATTTTTTTTGTTTTTTAATTATATTACCATTAGAATTTTTGTATAAATGATAATATTTTTTACCATCAAAATAAAATCCATCCAAAATTAATTCATTACTATTTTTTTTTAATTTTTTAAACATTTTTCATATAAGTTAATTTAAAACCAAGGGTGCAACAAGTAGAAAGACTTAATCTTTTATTATCACTCATTAACGTTGAATAATCGTCAGAATCTAAAACTATACGAACATTATTGGCTTCCGTTGTGATTACCCTAGGTTGAACATCTGTTGTAAAAAATTGACCGTTTGGTAATTTTATATCAAATGATAGAAAAGCATATGGATCTTGTTCATTTAATTTTTTAACTAATGAAGCAACAGTTACATTAGATTTTTCCATTTTAGTCATTACATCTAAATTTCTTTTAGATTTTGGCATTTTAATATTATTTCTTTCATAGTTGGTTCGTTTCTTAATTTCCAAAATACTTTCAATCTTTGAAAAAAATTTGGATATAATCCTGTTGGATGACTCTCAATATAGTAAGTTTTGCCTACATATTTTTTAAAATTGTGCAGCCATCTAATGCATTTTTTTATCATAAGTAACGTTTTGTTTCTCCTCTAAATGTTTAAGTTTTGATCCTAATAGTAATACTCCTTCTTGCAACTGTTGGATATCTGAACTTTGTTTGTTTGATCTATCTAACAATGAACTAACTAATTTATACAGTTCCTCAAGCACTCTCAATGTTTTTTTCATTAATTATATCTTATGTTATCTTATTAAATAGTCAAGTATCTGTTAAACTCCCATTGATAATAATATTGCAAACCACTGATTTTTATGTTATTTATATTAATGAAGTTGTATCGCTTCCAGGTAAGGATAATGGGACTATATATAAATGGTACTTGCCAAGGGTCTAATGACGATGAAGCCAAACGCAACTTTGTAAAAAACTTAGCTGACGGAAAAGTTTTTATTTCTGACAGCATACCTTATCTAAAAGATAAGGTATTTGTAAGTTATGAGGAAATAGAGGGTGATAATGACTGCTCAGTCTCTGTTGCTCAAAAAAATGGGCTTGGAGTCCAAGTGGAACCAATCTTATCTTGAGCAAGGGTGCGTAACACCAGAGATGAAATGGATAGATCTTGATTTGAAAAAAGTAAAAAAAGATATGATAGATCTAGACTTAATTAGTGCAAGAGAAGAAATTAATAAAGAGTTAGATTACGCTTCTTAAGGCACATAGATAAAAATTAAATAAACGTAAGTTTATTAAGGGCTACCTTTCGCTTAAGTGATTTCAATACCCGGAACTTCAATAGATTTATATAAAACTTTACCGTTCACATGCTGTTTTACTTTTTGATTACAGATATGACAGACAAAAATTTGTTTTTTTGGCGTATCAATAAATGATGAAAAATTTTTACACTCAGGACAAATTCCAACATTAACTTTTATATTTTCTAATTTCATGTTTAATCTCACATTTACTACACGCAAGTATACCATCAACTAACCTAAGTTGAAATGTAGGATTAATTTTTGAATCCACGCCACAATATTCACACTTAGCGCCTTTTTTTTGTACGGCATCCATTAATTTTTTTAATTCTTTACTTTGATTCACCCCAAGAGCTCCCTAATTCTGCATCAACTTTACTAGGAACTAATAACTTGCAGCAATTTTCCATTAAATTAATAATATTTTTTTTATCTTGATCAGATTTTACATTAAAACATAATTCATCATGCACCTGAATTATGGGCAAATAACCTGCTTTAGCACAATCTATCATTGCTTTTTTCGTTTGGTCTGCTGCAGAACCTTGAATTAATTTGTTCATCGCTTTATAAGTATTTGCACGCTTAATATTTTTTCTGCCAAATTGAAACTCGGCGTCTTCAAGTGTCATTGCCTTATTAAATCCAATAGTCAATGGCTCCCATAAATTAAATCTACATCGTCTACCACCAAAGGTAATAATATAACCTTTTGTATCTGCTACTTGCATTACTTTTTCTGATAATTTTTTTACAAAAGGCACTCGTTGATGATATGCAGCAAGAATTTGTTGTGCTTGATCATAATCAATACCAAGCTCTCGAGATAATTTTTTTATACCCATACCATAAAATAGACCAAGGTTTATTGTTTTAGCTTGTGCTCTAGGAATATTTGCCATTTCTGCAACAGTTTGATGAAAGTCTGCGTCCTCTTTCTCATATGCACTTATCAATTCGTGCGATCCCTCATATCCCTCACCAATTGAGGCAGCATAGTGTACTACTAGCCTTGGTTCTTGCTGTGAATAATCAAAAGATCCCCAAGAATGATCGATATCTGGCAAGAATAATGACCTAATTAGCGGTCCTAATTCTTTATTTCTTGCAGGAACTTGTTGTAAATTAGGGTTTGAGTAACTTAATCTGCCTGTAACGGTCCCACCACCATCCCCTTTTAGTTGATGTATCTCAGCATGTATACGTCCTTTAAATGAATATTTTAATATTGAATCAATGAAAGCACTGTAAAATTTATTAACTTCTCTTACTTCCTTAATTAATTTTGCAATAGGTTCTTTACAGTTTTCTAACCAGTTTGATGTAAAGGATGGTTCTTTTGTTTTTTCTGTAAGTGGATATTTAATACCTAATCTATCAAAAGCAACAGACACCGATCGTGCCGCCCAAGGGTCGACATTTACTCCCGATATTTTTTTTATTTCTTTTAATATCTCTTTCTCTCTAACTATAAAATCTTTTTTCATTCGTTCAGCTTTATCTAAATCAACTCTTACGCCATGCTCTCTCATTTTAATTACATAGGGTAATAGTTCCATTTCTGTGAGCCAAATATCAGTTAAGAACTGTCTACGTATTTCTAATTCAAAATGATTCCAAAGTTCTAATGTAAGTTGTGCATCTTGCTCCGCATAAAAACCAACATACTGTGCTGGCAGCCTCCAAATATCCGCTTTCGCGTCCAATCCCCATTCTTCTGCGCGCTGTTTTAATTCGGTCTCAGCTTTCATCTTACCTAAATAATCTTTAGCTAAGTTATTAAGACTATAACTAAATCTATTCTCATCCACCAATGCTGCAGCAATCATTGTATCAACAATTTTACCATTAATCGTGTAACCGTAAGATCTAATCCAACCCACATCATACGAAGCGTTATGAAATATTTTAGTTGATTCTGTTTTAAGAACATCTTGAAACCATTTTAAAACCATCTTCTTATCCATATTGCCACCAACATCATGAGCTATTGGAAAATATCCATTGAAGTTCGCCGTTGCTATTGCAATACCAACAATCTCTCCATCTTTTCTTGGCCAACCAGATCCAAATGTTTTAATGTTAGGGTCTTTAGTTTCTAAATCTATTGCTATTATTTTTTCATTACTTAAATCTGGAAATGATTTAGGTGTTGCCCAATCATTTTGTTGATAAATAAAATTTAATTGGTGGCTCATGTATAATCTCTTTCTATGATCATCTCTAAGTAATGAATAGCTTTTTCTATATCTTTCTTACCATCCTTATCTTGATGTCTGCAAACATACTTAATGACGTTACCCTCTGCAAAAAGTAATTTATTCCTGTTAATAAACTTAGATGGTTGTATCTCATATTTTTTATAGTGTGACCCACCTATTTGTTTTTGATAAAAGATTTTATTCGTCATAGTACATTTGTTTGTATTGATTGTAGATTTGTACTAATGGGAAACTGTATTTGTGAGATGTGCCTAATATAATTAAATTCTTTTTTGGTCTTGATGCTCCTGTATACCATACCCTTGCCTCGTTTGATTTAGCCTCTAAATTCTTACCATCATAGTCAGATGGCCAATTTGTTTTAGCATATAATACAACATTATCCGCTTCGCCACCTTTGACTTGATGTATTGTATCTATTATAATATTTGCTTTTGTATTCAAGTCTATTTTTAATTGTTCCATTTTA